ACATCTAATGTCGCAACACCATGTCGCAACCACCACACTTTCCCTCTTTGACGCTCACACCCACCTACGAGTGTGTGTGAACACCATGTCGCTCGGCAACACCGAACGACACAATCCCTCTTTGACGCACACGCCCTCACCCACACACTAACATGTGTGAATGAATGTGTGTTCATCGCTGAACCGTTGCAATTCCTTCTTTGACGCTCACGCCCGCCCCCGTATATAGTTTGGATACAAAACAGTCCGCTCCGCAATGACCCGCCCGCCTGCATGTGAGAGCAAAAAAGTTGGGGTTAAGGTGCGTTCGGGTCCGCCTGCGCAATGATTGCAACGGTTTCCAGTCCCAATGCGGACGGGGGGGCGTATGGGGGGGGCTACGGCTCGCTCTGTCTGGTACTCTATGACGATAGAGCCAGAGGGCAGTTTTGGGATTGGGGTGTTATATGGCTTGTCCATGCTATGACTTTGGTCACATGGGGTGGGGGTCTAATGGGTTGGGACCCTTATTTTATATAGTGTTGTATATAACAAAAACCACCCCCGTAGGGGTGGTTTGTTACAGTAATGTTACGGTAATGTTACATTAAGGTTACAGAATTATGAGCCTTTAACCCACTTCTGATTACGAGGTTGAGCAGTCTTTGATGGTGACCATTTTACTTTGTCAGCCCAATAGGCTGCGGACAAAGGTCCCTTGGAGATATTTGATGCGTGACGGGATTTAAACGCTTTGCGTTGTCCAGCAGTCTGATTAGTTTTAACACCCTGCTGACCAAACCTAATGGTTTTAACTGTGCCACCACTACGGGCTACAACGATGTGTGACTTGGTTGGATGGCTGGGTGTGCGCTTGGGTTTGTTGTATCCTGAGACTCCTGCTCGTGCTAGCCGTGAGTCACGCTTAACTGTTGCCATTATGCTGTCCTTGCTTTTTTCCCAGCCTTTTTGGCGGCTGGAGTATTAGCAACAAACTGTTGACCCTTCTTAGAGCCAGCGACTTTCTTTTTATTTGTTGCGGCTTTTTGTGCTGGTGAAAGTTTTTCCCATGCCTTCTTCGGAAGGTATCTTGTTGTACCAGTGCTTCTACTAGCAGGTTTTCCATCTGATGTTGTCCACTTCTCTGAGGTCCATTTACTCAGGTTGGACTGAGCCTTAGTTTTTGTACCAGTGTAACCACCACCAGCCTTCTCGTAGCGTTGCGCTACAAGTTGTGCTTTGCGGGCTGACCATTGTCCAGCCTTGCCACCAGATGTCCCAGCCTTAACGGCTGACACAATCCGCTTCCTCAGTTCAGGTTTAGTGTAACCCATAACTATTTTTTTGGCTTCGGCTTACGCTTAGCCAACAACCTAAGTAATACTCGGTCTTGGTCACTTACGGTCATACTCATCCCATTCATAGTCAATACTATCCAAAGCATTAAACACTGCCCTAACAAACAAGGCTATTCCCCCGAAGGTTAAAAACGCTGTCCCTACAATAACAACCAATGTTCTCATTACCCATCCCTTTTGTCCACGCTAAACATGGTTCTTGTATATTATATTTTATAATAGATTATCTCAGTTAACGCCCCACTACACTGGCGTTTGTGGGACGAAACCAACAGGTTGAGTCCCCCCTGTTACCCCCCATACTAAAAACCTGCTGTTCCCTATACAAGTTCAATACAAGTTTACAGAAAACCTAATACCAGTATGAAGCAACCTAAAGTTGTAACATAACTGTAACAAAACTTTAACACAACTGTAACATACTAGGGAACATGCGGTGTTCTATAGAATGTCAGAAAACACTGAACTCACCTTAGATGCTAGGCAAGAAAAGTTTTTAAACTGGCTGTGCACACCTGCTAACGGCAGGGTGCCATCCAGCCAAAACCAATATGCCAAAACAGAAGGCGTGGACGAAACCACACTTAGACGATGGAAAAAGAAACCAGCGTTCAAACAAGAGTGGGAACGCCGTGTTAATGAACTTCAACAGTCACCCGAAAGAACACAAACACTGCTGGACAATCTATTCCAGCGTGCTCTTGAGGGGGATAATAATTCGGCTAAACTGTATCTACAGGCTACTGGTCGTTTGGCTCCAGTTCAACTTCAGGTTGAGCATAGTGGTAAAGCCAGCGAGTTGTCTGATATTGAGTTGGCTGAGTTGATTGCGGCTAATGCTGCTTCTGAGCAGCGTTTCCGTTTGGAAACTAAAACGGTAAAGGTGTCTGATGGCAACAACTAATGATGCAATGTTTGAGGCTTTGGCTGGGTCTTACCCTTCTACGGGTCAAACTTTGGGTGACTTGTTGTATGCGTTTTGGTCTGAGAAGGGTTTAGAGTATCGTGGGTCGTTGGCATACCAGTTCTTTAAAGATGAGGGTGCCACGGGTGATACTTTAGGGGATTTGGCAAACGATTACTTTGTGCGGGTTTATCCATTAGAGTTTGATAGACTCAATTTTGATATTGATGACCCTGATGAGTGGTTGGAGTTACAGGTTTTTGACCGTTGGGATACGGTTGAGCAAGAAATATTCAGTTTAGTTTGGTAAAGGAACAGGAATCTATAGTATATGGCAACATTTAGCAAAACAATTCTCAGTGGTTCAACAGATGGTAAGGGCATTAAAGTTGCTGCTACCGCTACTGCTGGTACCACTATTCACACTGGTTCAAGCACGGCAACAACTTTGGATGAAATCTGGTTGTATGCTGTAAACACTTCGGCAACAGCAGTTAAGTTGACGATTGAATGGGGTGGTGTTGCTTCACCAGATGACCATATTGAATATACGGTTCCTGCCGAAAACGGTTTGTATTTGGTTGTGGCTGGAAATTTAATCAAGGGTAACGCAACCCCTTTGGTGGTTCGTGCGTTTGCTGCGACAACGAATGTTATCGTAGTGCATGGGTATGTAAACCGCATCACAGCGTAACGAGGTCATAGTGCCTAGTTTTTTAAAAAATACAGCAGGTGGTAAAGCCATTAGTGGCGGAGCCTTGCAACCTAGAGGTCGCCGTGGTAACACGGCTCAGATTGCTTCGTATTGGGCTGGTGGTGTAGAGGAACTGGGTTCGTATGAATCTATTGCTACTACGGTTGTTGGTTCTGGTGGTACAACGACAATAAGTTTTGCTTCTATTCCTAGCACATATAAGCATTTGCAGATTCGTGTTACTGGTCGTAGTACTGGTGCATACACTTATTCAAGTTTGTATATAAGACCAAACTCCGACTCGGCAAGCAACCATTATTCATATCATGCTTTATATGGTGATGGTAGCAGTACTGCTTCTAGTGGTCGTGGAACTTCTGGTGGAGATACTGCGTGGGTTGCGCAAAATATTTCTGGTGACACAGCAACAGCAAATAACTTTGGTGCTGTAATTGTTGATATTTTAGATTATGCCAATACAAACAAACTTAAAGTTATGAGGTCGTTTGGTGGTTATGATAATAACGGTTCAGGAACACCTATCGGAACAGTAAACCTTAACTCTGGAACCTATTTTGGTTCTACTGGTTCTTCAACAGAAGCAATAACTTCTATTACTCTTTTGACTGATGGAAACTTTAAGGAATACACCCATGCTGCTTTGTACGGGATTAAGGGGTAGTTATGCCAGCAACTTATGAACCAATCAGCACACAAACATTAGGTACTGCCGTACCGACTGTTACTTTTTCAAGCATCCCTGCAAACTATACCGATTTAGTTTTGGTAATTGGTTACGGTGTTCATTCTTCTGGTGGAGAACTTGTACGCATGAGGTTTAACGGCGATACTGCAACAAACTATTCCAATACTCGTATTGCTAATGGTGGAGGTGGGTTCGGTTCATTCCGTGACAGCAACTCGTCGGTGATGGAAATTGGTGTTATTTATACAACCTCTGACCCATTAACCCTTATTTTGAATATCTTTAATTACTCTAACTCAACAACAAGCAAAACAGCACTTAGTCGTTCAAACACCACACAAAACATCACCTCTACGGTTGGTTTGTGGCGTGCAACACCACAGGCTATAACTAGCATTGACCTTCTTCTTACTGGTGGGAACTTTGCTATTGGTTCAACATTTACACTTTACGGAATTAAGGCTGCATAATGGCTAACACTTATACGCTTATTCAAACGGTGACGGTTGGTTCTGGTGGTGCAGCCAGTATTGATTTCTCCTTAATCCCCCAAACCTACACAGATTTGGTGCTAGTCACATCGGCTAGGTCAACATCTACTGGGTTGGGTCTTATAGTTAAGTTTAACGGCTCTTCCACCAACTACACAGGTAGATACATAGAAGGTAATGGGGCTTCTGCGTCAATTGGAACATTGTCAATAAATCAAGCAGGCAACTCTGTTTCGTCGGCTTACACAGCAAACGTCTTTGCGAACAACTCTTTATATATTCCAAATTACACAGGCTCAACATTCAAATCCAGTTCGTCTGATGCTGCAACAGAAAACAATGCCACAACTAGTTATTTGGATTTCTACGCAAACCTTTGGTCTGATACCCCTGCTATTACTAGTATTGCATTGACGGCAAGCGTAGGAAACTTTGCAGAATACTCGTCAGCGTCTTTATACGGAATCAAAAACAGTTAGGAAAAACTATGACAACAAAACTAGTGGTAAATTGCTCAACAGGTGTAACAACCGAAGTTGAATTGACAGCAGAGGAAATCGCACAGCGTGAGGTTGATGCTGCTGCTTGGGCTGCTGAACAGGCACAGCGTGAAGCAGAGGCATCAGCAAAGGCTGCGGCTAAAGCGTCAGCAGAAAGCAAACTTGCAGCGTTGGGTTTGACTTCTGAAGAAGTTGCAGCACTAATCTCCTGATATATCGCTAGGGAACAAAAACCCTATAGTATGGAAAAGATTAAAGCCTTCGTTTATAACAACCCTGTCCGTGTGGCAGCGTTTGTTTCTGCTACTGTTGCTTTAATAGCATCCTTTTTGGTACCAGATGTACCAAGTGAAACTGTTGTTGTTTTTGTTTTGTCCGCATTGGGATTGGGCGAATACGCCCAACGAGCAGAGAACCGCAAAACCGATGAAGCGTTGTTCAGCGAAATCCCTAAAGAGGACGACCTAGTTTGAAATACACTGGTGTATCCGATGGGATAGCCAAGGGTAAACGCAAAGGCACAGAAGCCTTTGTGAAACATGTTGCACTACTATCCAAGGGTAATCTTTGGAATAATGGGACTTGGGGTGTTCGCCCAATTAAAGGAAAACCGCAATACCTTAGTGTTCACTCAACGGGTAGGGCTATGGATTTGAGTTGGCGTGGTAAGTCCCGTCAAGAAGCCAATAAGGTTATTGAAATGATTGTCGCCAATGCTGACGCATTGGGCGTAGAAATGGTGTTGGATTATTTCCCTAAGCCTTATGGTAGGGGTTATAAGTGTACTCGTAAGGGTTGGAGTTCTTATAGTAAGGCAACCCTTGGGGGTGCTCCTAATGGTGATTGGTACCACCTAGAATTAAGTCCAGAGTTTGCAGATGACCCGAAGAAGGTCCACGAAGCGTTTAAGGCTTTGTTCAAGTAATATCCCCAATCAATGACTACGGTCATTTAGGATGGTAATATGAAGAAGATAATTATGTTGGCTATTGCCATATGTTTGTTGGCTTCACCTTCTGTTGTCCACGCTAAGAAGTATCCTACTATTAAATGTTGGAACCATTATAATATTATAGAGATGGTTTCTGATAGCAAGGACATGATGTACGAGGTGGATTATATTATGTGGCGTGAATCACGATGCAACGCATCGGTGATTAACCGTAATGACCCGATGGGTGGGTCTATTGGGTTGTTCCAGATTAACAAGTTTTGGTGCAAACCAAACAAGTACACTAAGCAGGGTTTCCTTCAGGATGCTGGTGTGTTAACAAAATGTAAAGATTTATATAATCCTATTGTTAGCGGCAGGGCTATGATGGCTATTTATGATTATGCTGATAACCGCTACGGTGATGGATGGGGTCCTTGGGGCGGAGAACCGAAATGGAATTAAGAGACTTACTTAACGAACAAGAGTTCCGTAAATGTCGTGGACCTGAGAACGCCACAAACGAGGAATTGTTAGAGGCGTTTTCATATTTTTGTTCAAACTTTTGGTTTATTAAACATCCTGAAAAGGGTAGAACAAAGTTTGTTTTGCGTGACGCACAGTTGGAAACTATTTCCGTTTGGTTGGAGGAACGATATAGTATTGTGTTGAAAGCCCGTCAGATTGGGTTTTCTACTTTGGTTTCCGCTTATGCGTTTTGGTTAGCGTTTTTTTGGCAAGACCGTTTTATTGTTATGTTGTCACGCACGGAGCGTGAATCTGTTAAGTTGTTGGCTAAAGCCAAATATGGTTACCGCTTTATGCCACAATGGATGAAAGAGCGTGGACCG